TCAATAAAAACTAAACGACTGGGATTTTCATAATGAACCCAGAGTAATGAACGATTGTTGAAGATACCAAACTGCCAAGTGTAGTCAGTATCACCATCATCCCATACTTTTTTATCGTATTGAAAGAGTTTCATCAGGTGTCTGTGTGTATGAGAGTATTATAAGGCAAAAAGGGCACCTGTGGAGATGCCCTGTTCCAGTTCTTCAAGTGTCCTTTACTACCTCACAGAGTGGGAAGATTTTGGTTCTGGAAATAAATCCTGGTTTTGTGTATTTGTCCTTATAATCTGCTGCGAATACCTTTGCTTCTTCTCTTGTATCAAATGTTCCAAAGTATCTGTGTAGCATATCAAATCTACCACCATCAGGAGTATAAAGACCCACTATCCACTTATGAGAATGTTCTGGATAAGTGTCATTTTCAGCAATCCAGTCGTAATATTCGTCCTTATTCATTTCAGTTCCTCTTCAATCCTTTCAATCTCAAAGATTTCATTTAGAAACTCTAGACCATACTTACCAACAACCCAAGCATCCTTGTCCTCAAAGAACCTATTCCCGATGGTTTCCATATCATAACCTTCTGTGGTTTTATTGAAGAAGGCAACGACATAACAACTATCACCAGAGTCGTGAGTATACCACTTGACGAGTTCATACTTGTTGTTGACTTTGCTCCAACGGAACTCAATATCACGAAACCTCATTTGCCCTCCAGTTCATCAAGTTTCCCATTCACAAAACCAGTCATATCAAGTGTGCGTGGGTCTATACCTTCATCAAGACAATCAAGATTGAACTCCATCACAGCACCAAGAATCAGACATGCTTTACGTTTATCATCCAGTGGTTGAGAAACATAATGAATGATGTGCTCGTAGAGTTGGTCGTAGGTCATTGGTTTGTTATGTATGAGAGTATTATAGGGCATCCACAGGGTCTGTGGTGAGGTCTTGTGCCAGTTCTTAAGGTGTCTCCTTACTCCAATAGTATTTCAGTTTATCACCATCCGCAGAAATATTCAAGTGGTAGATTTTATCATCCTCAGTATAAACTCCAATCCAAAGAGTTCTTTCATTCATACTTTCCAGATGAAACATTTGAATGTCTTGCAACACAATTTCGTCTGGGTTTTCTTGAAATCTACTCATCCCAACTACCCCAGGTAATACCAAGAAGTTCAAAGGCAAATCCAAACTTCCAGAACCAGAAGAGAATATCAATCACACGATTGTTTCCAATTCCAATTTGAAGATAAGGATTTCCAGGATATTCACTCCAATCAAGACTAAGTTGTAAAAATGAACGTCTTTTACCTTTGAGAAGAGTAAATATATGCTCTACACCATAGTCTTCTTTTTTGCGATAATCAAAGAGTTTCATTTCTTTTCTCCATAAGTTCTTTCAACTTCTCTTTGCCGTATTCAGTCAATTCGTGTTTTTGTTTGCGGAGTTCTTCTATTTCTTCTTGAGTGAGATTAACCCACGGCATATCATCGTTCATCGTAGTTTCTCCTTCATTTTATTGAGACAATGATTAAATCCATCAACAAGTAGTTCGGTATCTACATTCTGTGAACCAGCAGCAGATTGATACTTTGGAAGCCAATCTTCTACCAAATCTACAATATCATTACAGGCATCAAAATCATAACCAAGTTCATCTACCAATCTATTAAAAAGTTTTTGTGCTTGGTGTTTTTTAATTAACCTATTCACAACCTCATCCATCGGTTTTGGATTATCTTTCTCATCCCAATATGCTCTCACATTCCTATAAGGTTCATCAACTACATCATCATACTTCCCCTTCTTCACATCGTTGAACCACACACCTTCAAGCAAACGATGAGTTTCACCATCAGTAATTTTTACCAAAATCACACCATTATCAGTTTTTTTCTTATACCAATTGTGGTTCATACCAGAAAAGTCAAGACGATAATAAACCTCATCATTATAAGAGACAACCTCACCCTTAACAGTATATTGAAGGTTCATTCTTGGTGGTTGAGATTTATGTGTTTCAATCTCTTTGAGGAGTTCCAGTTTCTTTTGAAGCACTTTGATTTCTGCTTCTGTTTTTTCAATATCAGATTTGAAAGTCATTTGTTTAAAATAAGGAGTAGCATCCATCACACCATCTTTGATTGCTTGTCTAAAGGCATCACGGAGACCAGTATCCACTTGCTCTGGTGTCTGGGGAGTTGGTTGAAATTCAGTCATTTGTTTCATCCCAAGGTGCTTTACGATTCATAAGTTCTTTAATTCTTTCCACCACAGCAGGGTCTTGTGGTTCATTGATTCGTCGCACAAGTTCATCATATGCTTCTGCAGACAAAGTAATTCTCTCAGGTTCTTGTGCTAATCTCAACCTGCGTTCTGGACTGATGGTTAGATTGTATGGGTCATCATAAGGATAGATGTATTCTCGATACCATCCAATACTCAAACTCTCCCAGAACTCACCATAACCCCATTCATCACCGTCATCATAACAGTCAAGAATATACAGGACATTACGAAATCCATCAAGGAAGAGTTCCCATTTTGTTGGGTTTTCAAATCTCATTTGTTTTTTCCAATCACAGCAATTACTTTACGGTTTGGATACTTCTCTACAATTATATCACGAGCATCCTCATAATCAATCGCATCTTCTACAACTTCATAATACACAGTCTTATCTGTGGAATCATAAGTTTGGACTTCATAAGTCATTTCTTCTCCTCCATTTGCATATAGGCACATTCTTTAAATCGTTCCCAATCATTACGACTGAAGTTGTCTGAAGCATAAGGAATACCCACAGCACTCGCACAATATCGTGCTACACTTTCTGGCATATGTTCCAGTTGATATGAGTGTGTGGGATATTGAAGAATTGTAGAAGCAGCAAGAAAAGCAATCATGGTTTTTCGGGAAGCACAGGAGGGGGAGGAGTTAGAGGAGGTTGAACCACTTGAACTGGAGGAGTTACAGGTTGCTGAACTACTTGAATTTGAGGAGTAATAGGTTGTTCTTTTTTTGCTTCTAGTTGTTGCTTTAGGTCTTCAATAATAACCTGTTGTTTCTGACTATTCTCTTGTTGATTGTCAAAGACCTTATATGCAGTAATAGAAGTTGCTGCGATTGTACCCAGAGCAGCAATCGTTGAAACAGTAGTACTAAACCGACTCATTTTTCTCCAAGATAGTTTTAATTTGTTTAAGGTCTTCTACTCGTTGTTTTGCTTCATCATACTGCTCACAATACCAATCAAGGTCATTGTTCTCATAATTAGTTTCCTCTCTAATGTCCCATTCAAGACATTGTAGGTGCCCTTCTTGGTCTTCTATAAAGTAGTTGAGAGTATCAATCAGAGACATTTTCATCATCAAATTCAAATCATTCACACAAAGAGTTCATTAGTTAGGTTTCATTTTGCTTTACCATGAAGAGGACAGTCACCATTCACCCATTTACGGTCATTAGGCATCTCTGCATTGTCCATCACGGGGCACTTGCAACCTGCTCTACATGCTTGATCTGAACCAGGAACTAAACCATTCCACTCTTTATATTGCTCTGGAAGAACTCTTGCAAGTTTTTCTTTTAACTCACGAACTTCTTCCTTTAATGCATAATACTCATCATCAGTGTGATATTGCTTATCTTGCAGTTCATATTCATTCATCAACTTCTTCATCTGTTCTCCATCGTTACTATCGTTGAATGCAAGACGGCAAGCACCATCCATAATGCTATACTCAGCAAAATCCATAGCACGAAGAAATGCCTTGAACAGTTCAAAGTGCTGATAAACATTCATATCTTGAGCAGGTGCTTCAATCGTAATTGAATGCTTATCAACAATCTCTGGAAAATATTTACTCGAAATAGTTGCTTCAGTGTTGTTGATGTAGCAGAGTTTTACCGTTGCGTCGTAAGTCATTTGATTTAACGAGAATAATAAAGTTCTTCTTGAATGCTTGTGAGTTTATTATACAATTGATTGACAGAAATCGAAAGAGTTTCTTCAACAATCATTTGATTTTGTTTTGAAAGCAATTGAAGTGAAGTCAGAATAGCATCAATCTCTGGTTTATTCAGTTCTACTGTCATTTTACAATCCTCCAATGTTCGTTTCCATTCTTCGGCAACCACATAAAGTATTTCCTATTCAAAGAGGCAAGAAATATCATATCACCTTTTTCTTGTTCTACGTGGCATCCGTGAAGATTATCCATAATGTTTGCAAACCGATTCTTTGCTTTTGAAGAAATTGGTTCAACATTCACCATTTTACGTTTTTCTTTAGTCATCATACTGCAAGAGCACCAGAGGGGATTTCAACGACTTCAAACGTTTTTCCGTCTTCATACTTATAACAATCATAGCATACCCATTCTCCATTTACAAAGAGATAAGCATACTCTTCACCATTTTCAAGATACTCATTGAGATTAGCATCAAGACGAGGAGGACAATCCTCACCACGGAGGGAATAATAATTTGGACCATACTTGGATGCTTTACCATCACAATCAAATGGAGTATCAGTCCAGCAAGAACTCATATCACCACCATCAATCAGTTCTTCGGCAAGAGATTTGGAGTTGTAGTGAGTAGTAAGAATACGACCCAACCAAGATGGGTATCCATCCCAATGGTGATAAGAAGATAATACAGAACCATCAGAGAGTTCAATACCGATGCGTGACCTTGTACTCATTTGCTTTGTTTGATTACTCTGTAATTATAGCAGGTCTGCAAGGGCATTGGAGGGGTTGTGTGCCAGTCCTCACAGTGACACAAGGCACAAAAATAGGAGGCATTACACCTCCTTGTAAGTTTTGGGTAAGAAGGAAACTTATAACCCCCTCACTCGTTTAGTTCAAACAGAAACTGTTTGACGAGAGAAAGCAACAATGTTGTTTACGTTTGTTTGTTTGTTCCGTCAACAGATAATACATACATCCCAGTCGATTCTATTTTATCCCCACGAAATGGAGATAATCGGTACTGCCCCGATGTGTTGGAATATAGAGGTTTATCCTCTTGAACTCTTTATATAGTAGCACACATTTCAATTAAATTCAAGAGAACATCTTCAGCATATTTGTTTTTAGCAAAATTTAAAGTCGTGCTAATAAATTGTATATTTCCTTTTACATATCCTTTTGAACTATCAATCCTATCTAAACTAGCAACTAAATTTGGATTTGATTTATCGTGAGATTGGTCAGTCAAAGGAAGAACTAATTCTCTTTTTAAATAAGGACATTTGCCTTCTTGTATTTCCCACACTTCTTTTAGATAATTCAAATCAATATCACATTCTCTATTTTTAGATTTACTTCTGCTTCTAACTTTTTTTAAAGTTTCTCTAAAAGAAGAATAGTCATCTTTATCACTTCCACTAAATTGCTTTATAAAATTTTTGTTAGTTTCACTTTTTCTCCAACTATCCAAATAAGAAGTATCATGAGAACTGCTGGAGCATTTTAAACTACAAAAAAATGGAGTTCCCAATTTAATTTTCCTATTATATTCACTTTTAATTTTTTCAAACTGCGACCCACATTTTTTACAAATACAACTAACCATAGTGCTCTCCACAACTATAGTTATTTATAATATTCCCTTACTCTCCACAATGGAAGCATCGAGTCTCGAACTCGAAACCTCTTGAATGCAAATCAAGTGCTCTACCAATTGAGCTATGCCCCCATAATGAGTGTAATTAATACACTCAAACTCCCCACCTAGGTAACGCTCCTAGCTATCTCGAATTAACAGTTCGGCCCATTCGCTTGCTTGGTCGTGGGGATTATAAAAACGTCAAGTATTCATTAAATACTCAACAGTGTTTGCTACATCATTCATAGCATCACGAAGATTTTCTCTTTGACCTGATTCTTGTTTAACAATTGGACGATGATCATCACAAAGAGTCCATCTCCATTGATTCATTTCTTTACAGTACCAAAGATTAATTTTCATTCTTGTTGTATTCGATTTTAATCCAATTCATAAGTGCATTGAGTTCCATTCTTTTTTCTTCAGTAAAGTCATTACCTTTATTGAAAAGATAAAAGTCCAGTGCTTCAATTACAACTTCTCTATCTCTTTGTGAAATTAAGGACATAATGAATTTGTAGTATTTGGAGATATTTAGATTCTCCAAGTCGGGGTGACTGGGATCGAACCAGTGTCTTTTTGCTCCCAAAGCAAACCGTCTACCGCTGACTTACACCCCGTAATGTTTAGCAATCTTATGATTGCTAGTGGGAAATCACAGATTCGAACTGTGGACTTTCTGCGTGTAAAGCAGACACTCTAACCACTGAGTTAATCTCCCTGGAGCGGACAATCGGATTCGAACCGACGACATCTAACTTGGAAGGATATCGTTCTACCACTGAACTATGTCCGCATTATTTGATTGTAAGACAGAATCAAAATTCTGTCAAGCCCCCGACAAGATTTGAACTTGCGACCAATGGTTTACAAAACCATTGCTCTACCACTGAGCTACAAGGGCATTATGCTCCATAAGGAGCAACGGAAGTGGTAGGATTCGAACCCACGATGGCTTTCACCATGCTTGTTTTCAAGACAAGTTCCTTCAACCACTCGGACACACTTCCATTCATCAATTATACACTATCTATACAACGGAGTCAAGTGTATAATTGGTAATGAGCAACTCAGTCTTTACATTGTCCTGAGTTCCTTTCTCACCACGATGAACCATCGAATACCTTAACTTCCATTCATTTAGATTATACTCTTTATAACGACTCAATAACCAATCATTGAGATTGTAAGTAATCATAAAACGATGAGGACATTTATCCACATCATCAGCAAATCTTTCGTGAGAGAATGATGAGTGAAGTTTTCTTCCAGTTCCATAAAGGAAGTCCTTAATATCATAAGGTGGGTCAAGAAATACAAACACATCATCACCCTTTGCGTTCATCACTTCTTCATAGTCAATGTTTGTAATCCTCCAGTCCTTAATAATATAAGAATACCTAGGAAGTTTATCAATACCAACCAATGAGAAGTTAGAACGTGATGCTTGAACTGAAAATGTTGAGTTCTCTGTAAGACCAGAATAAGAACACTTATTCATTACAAAGAACGCAACTGCTTGGTCGATTGGTTCAAGATTACCAATCGTGTGAGAGTAATCATCAAAGAGTTCTCGGTGTGCATTATCATCACCATTCACTTCTTCTTTGATTGCTCTCAACTTATCTTTAAGAACTTGTCCGTCATCACGAAGTTGAACCCAAAAGTTATACAAGTAATAATACTTGTCATTGACCCAGATGGGAACTTTTGGATAGTTTTGTGATACCATTAAAGAAATGCTTCCACCACCCAAGAAGGGTTCACGGAACTCTTTGAAGTCACTTGGAAACCAAGGAGCAAGAGTTTTTAATGCTTTACTCTTGCCTCCAGGGTAACGGAGCATTGTCTTTAACGGAAATTGTTTCATCGGTTCTTAATCCAGTTATTCATCGTTTCACGAAGAAGGTCAGACAGTCTATCAGGAGACGCAGGAAAAGTAAAGTTAGCAATATCCAAATCAAGAACAGTGAGTTCATTGATAGGAAATTGAACCATTACCCCATCACCTTTGCTTACATAATACTTCTGTGCTGTCTCACGAGAAGCAATAGCAACTCGATAAGCATCACGGTCGATAATCATTACATAATCAAACTTGTCTTCTGTTTTGAACCGATTGAATGCAACTTCACTCACATCTCCTCGGTAGTTTTTCATCTTAACATCTTTGCAGGTTCCATCTTTTTTGAAGAAACCTTTGAGGAACTTTGCTTCAATACGAACAAGTTCTTCAAGAACTTTCAAGAGAAAATCAACACCATCTTCGTCAATATATTCAACCTGTGAAAAACAAGCAATAGCAAGTTCAAATACTTTTGCTCTCAAAAAGTTATCTGAATTACTCTTAAATCCTTTATCAGAATAAGCATCTTTAACTGCCCCAAAGATAAGGTTCCAGTCAAATTCAGTTTCACAGATGTTTTTAAATTCAGTAGTCGTAATCATAAGTTAGATAATTCTATAAGTTAGAGTTTACGATTTGCCCTTTCGGGCAATAGGAGTAGGGAGACTTGAACTCCCACGACCTTAAGGTCAACAGATTTTAAGTCTGGTGTGTCTACCGATTCCACCATACTCCCATAAGACAATCATACCACAGAGAGTTGTGATTGTCAAGGGTTGCCGTGTGGTTGTGAGTCTAAATCAAAACTCTTTGATAAATGCCCCACTGGATTTTATCTAAAGTCTTGAACCACGGCGATGCTCGCCAAGGGAATTGAACCCTTCTCCGCCAAATTATGAGTTTGGAGCATTCTACCAGATTGCTAGACGAGCGTTTGTAAGAACTCTTCCCAACTATTACCATAATGTAATATATGATGACAATTGTGACAAAGAAGATCACATTTGTCAACTTCTTCTTTAATGGTTTTCCATTTCCTATTCGCAAATGATCTCCCATCAAGTTTTAATTCTTTTTGGGAAGGGTCCCTATGATGAAAGCATAGAGTTGCTGGTCTATTTTCTCCACAAGATTGGCACTTACCACCTTTATATTGAAGAGATTTCCATTTGTTGGAATAACCTCTTGCTTTTTGTTCGGTATAAGTGTTTCTGTTCACGATATTTTCATCATTTTTATAACGCCATTTCTGTCTACAAGCATTACTACACCATTTTTTTAGTCGTCCTTTTGTCATTCTTTCATTAAGAATGTCGCATCTACAACCTTGACAAGTAGTAATAGTGGTAAACATAATGGTGTTATGGTGATATACATACACCTATTTAGCATAAAAAGATGAGAACTTACACACTCATCAGCATACCATCTTTCTTCATTTGAGAAATCATTTTACCTACACTTTCTCCATTATCAAAAGCAGTATAAAGACTGTCTTTGAAACCTTCAATGCTATCACACTTGAAGATATAAAACTTATCAGGTTTGTAAGTGTAAGCAACACCGACTTCACTGGTTTCTTGATTAAAAGAAACTTTAGCAACAGCAGAGGAGTTTGTCACTTCAAGGACTTCCATTTGCCTCATTCATTTGATTACCTTGCAATCATAGCACGGGTTCTGGGGTCTTGGCAAGGGTCAGGGACGGTTCAGCAACTGTCTCATCCCTGTCCTTTTCACAAAAGATTCAAGTCCTTGATTGATGGGACGCACTTTCACATAAATTTCTTCAGGAACTTCACCAAAGTATCCTTGTAACCAAGGACACAGCCACACAGGAATACAAAGTGTCGTATCACTATAAGTCGTTCCTTCTTCATCAGATACTTCTTTTACAAGCAAAGTATCATAATCATCAGGTTCTTCTGTATTCAAACTGATTTCCATTTGGTCTTCTGCAACTGCGTGTCGTCCAGTTTCAAAATAAAAGTGCTCGTCAATTGCTTCTTCGGTTCCATTCATCAAGAGTTCTTGAACCGTATTATTATGTGGATGGTCGAATGCCCACAATCCATCTTCAAGTTTGTAAGCAAGTACAGTCAGTTCCATAGTCTTCTTGGATTTCCAATATCATAGCATAAAAAAAGGTGCCTTTGGGGCACCTTGGGACGGTTTGGGAAGTGGTCCTCAACCGATGATGCTATCTCTCCACTCTTCACTCATATTTGACATAATTGCAATTGCTGCTTCTTGAGTATCAGCATATCCTTCATCAAGAAGATGCGAAAGAATTAAATCAAACATATCAAAATCTTCTTTCTTAGTTCCTTTTCTTGGATATGTAACTGCTTGTGGTTCTCCAGCACCTTTGACAACACGAGTAACTTCAGCAGCATGACGGCTACCATACTCTCTTGCCATTTGACCTGTCATTCTCTTCACATAAGGCTTTTCTCTATTCATTCTTTGAGAAACTGTTTCTTCAGTTCCATCCTTTCTCTTACTTTTTGAAGATGGAGTTGCACGAAGTTTCCAATCACTTTTGAACTTCTCTTCAGGACCGTAACCTGATTTATCTTTACCAGCATCTGCTTTTTTCTTTGCTGCTTTCTTTTCGTCTGCTCTAATTTCTGCTTGAGTTCGACTTGGTTTATAAGGTTTTACACCAGGTGCTCTCTCTTCATCAAGTTCATTATAAACTTGAGTATAAGCTTCTTGGAGATTGTAAAGGTCTTTTGAGTTCATCGTTACAAATCGTTTTGTATTTATTTATATATTATTCAATCTTATCTAAATCTATGATTAACAATTTTTCCAGTTTCTAATGGATTTTTGTAAAATACATCATAAGAATCTTTTCCATTATTATAATCTTGTTTTCCTGCCATTTGAATTCTTTTTATTTGCATATCATATTTAATTTCTCTATCTCTCTTTTTTTCAGTTTGTCTTCCTTTTCTCAAATTAGATTGACTTTGACTCAGTTTTCTTATTTGCCGATTCATTAATTCACCAGGCATTTGCTTAAATTCTTCATCAACTTTACCAGTCATCAATCCAGTTTTTGCGGACTTTTCAGTGCTCCTTTTGCCGAAGATTTTCTTATAAAGTTTTGCACGTTTTGCTTCACCAGTCTTCTTGTCTTCACCAGACATCACAGCAGTTGGTTTTCCAATTACAGTATCACCTTTCTTTGCTCCTGCCCTCTTTAAATGTTTCGGAGTATCTTTAAGTGCCTGAATAAAGTTTCTACCCCTCTCCATTTGTTGGTCTTTATCACCTTTACCAACATCACTATCACGATGCATTACATCTACAGTGTGAACTTTACCTCTCTTATTAGCACCTGATTTAGACATACTCTTCTTCAAGTCCTTCACCCTTCTTACACTTTCACTTGAAGGTGCAGTCTTGAGTTTAGTCATTCCAGTCGCAGTTCTTCCTGCTGATTTGAACTTCTTAATGAGTTGTTCTCCCTTTGCTGCTTTTCTTGCTGATGAATATGTGCGGATATAATGGTCTTGCTCAGTGCTTCCATAATCATCTTCAGTATCTTCACTATCATAAGTTGTATAATCTTTTGCTTTGGTTCTCAAATCTTTAGTTGAATACTTACCAGTTCCTTTGAGTCCTGCCTTTTTTGCAACTGATGCTGTAGTTCTCTCTTGTCTATCCATATCAGCACCACGACCACGGGCAAGAGTTACTTTACCTCTGGTTCTTTTACCACTTCTTTCACCACCAGAACTTTCTTCAAGTTCTTCAATATCTTCTTTTACACAACGATTGTAAGTCTTTCCAAAGAGTTTTTGAGTGCCCTTCTTCTTATATCCAGGCCAACACTTCTTTGCTTCTGAAATAAATTCTTGATAAGTTTTCATTTTGATCCCCAGATGGAATATCTACCACCATACTGACCTCTCCAAGAATCTGCTGCCTTACGTTTTGCTTGAACTCTATCAGTTGCAGTTGTTCCTGGTTTTGGTGCAGTCTTTGCACCTCTCTCCTTCTTCACTCCTCTTCCAGAACCACCTTCACCATGTTCGTGTGGTTTGAATCCCATTGTAGGTCCTCCGTGAGTTCCACCTGCCTGAATTGCTGGATAACCACCTACTTTACCTTGCTTGTATCTTCCAAGGTCAGCAGTAGGGTTGATTTGCTTTTTCTCAACAGTTTTTGTTTCCCACTTTTTACCACTACCTTCTGGTGCTTTTTGCACAGTTTTATATTTCTTAGTTAGATAAAGAGGAGTCTTCTTCTTTCCAGCAACTTTATCCTCTTTACGCATCTCAACGAGATATGCTTCTTCTAAGAACTCTCTGAAGGTCTTCATCTTTTTCTAACTTTTATTTTTATTTATTTGCTTTTCTCTTTGCTCTTCTTGCTGCAGCAGCAAGAAGTTCTTTGTGACTAATTGCAGACTCTCTACTTCCTGGTCCAGAAACAATATCTTTTGTCTTTCCTTCAAGTTCGTGTGCTCCACCAGCACGATGGTAAATTCCAGGTTTATCTGCTGGGTCAGTGGATTTCTTTGTGCCCATCACATTCTTCGGATGATGCCCGTGATAAACACCAATCTTTGCATCTCTTGCTTTTCTTGCTTCCCACTCAGCATCACTCATAGATGCTTTTAATTTTGCAGAATGATGTGTTGGAGTAATATGATGTGCTTCTAATCCTTTTGCTTTTAACTTTCTTACTTTAGTATCTGCCGATTCTCTTTCTGATGAAGAACTTAGACTTGCAATTCTTTCTGCTCTTGCTTGTCTTTCCTTAACACCACCTTCTTTTGGTTTTAATCTCCACTTTGGATTTTCAGTGCTGCCAGCATTGTTTGCATAATATCCAGATGGAATTCCACCGTGATGTTTTTCAAGTTCTGCTCTACTTGAAAAATGTCTTTGTGCTTCACTAATATATGATTCTTCTACAAACTCTTTGAATGTTTTTTTCTTGCGATTTCTTGCTGGATGTGAAACTCTTCCACTATCTAAGTTTCTCTCTGCTTCACCTCTTTTCTTTGCCCACATTTGCATCAAAGCAGTTCCAGGTGCTTCAATGTGTCCAGTTTTCACAAAATCCTTTGGTGATTGTGCAGCAGATGCTGCCATTGTTGCTGCTAAAAATGCATTAGCAACTTTCTCTCTTTTCTTTGCTTCTTGGAGCATTTAGACACAAAAATATCTCTGATTATTTATCATATATGGGAGAATCAACATAAGAAAGAGACTTGACGAAGAGTTCAGTAAATCGTTCTTGCTTTTCTGGATGCACATATGCTGGATTTTGCGAAATTGCTTTGCGTAAAACATCCATTTCTTCAAATTCTTCTTTACTTAAACTCATCGAAAACTCCCCTACTCTTATATTAGCATTCTAACACACTATCTAGGTACATGTCGTTTCCTTAAGGATGTCTTCAGGTTTCCGTAAAGTCTCGTAACAATTGAATTTCTCGGTCTAACTCAGCATCATTTTTACGTTTATGAAATTCAGACCACAAAGAATTATGAACGTCCATTAGTTCTGAAATCCAAAATCCTTCAGGATAGATACCCAAAGCATCTTGAAGACCACGATGACTGGTTCCTTCTTTTTCTGCTTTACACATAATATGACAGATTGCTTGGACCATATCATACTTATCTTCAGAGGAAAGCATATGATACTTTCCTACTGCTTTTTGAACTGATTGTTCTGATGCTTCTTGTAGTTTTTTACAAGCATCAGAATCCCACCATTCTTGTAGTGCTTTACCAAATTCGTTAGGTTGTTTTTCAGTCATCATTCTCCAAACATAGTTCCGAAAAAACCACTACTTCCTGGTTTTCGTGATTCCAGTTTATCCAATAAAGAATCAGTGTGTATTACACTATCAATACGACTAATTAAATCAGCAATCACACTACAAACCATTGGTCGTTCTGTTCTTGCAGCAAAAGCAAGGGAATTGCGAAGTGATTCTTGTGCTTCTTTAAGTGATTCTTCTACTTGTGTTCCCAGTGCCATTTTTAGTTCTCCTTTTTAATCAGTTTAAATGAACCATCACCTTGATTGTGCCATTCAATTGCATCACCTGCTTTCCAATTAATTTGTTCTAAAAGGTCTTCTGGAAATGTGACATTGTAGTCATCATCAACAGGAACCACCCAAGTTTTCACTTTGTTTTTTGCTTCAGCAGCATCACACATTGCATCCAGTTCTTCATCAGTATAACGAAGTGCTTTCATATCATTGTGACCACAAGGACGCACACCATTATCTTTTACTTCTTCTGGATAATGAGATTCTTCCCCAACTTTCCAAAAATCATTCCAGGATTTCTTACATTCGGGTGATAAATCATCCTTATCACATACAAGATTTTCTTTTTTATCAACATATTCATCATATGCTGGAATATGACCTTTACCATTACCATTCAGAAGAGCAAGAAGTTCATAGCATCGTCCTGTGTGATGTTTGAAATAATGGTAGTTTTCTTCGGTTGCTTTTTTAATTACATCATATATTTCTTGTGGAGATGCCTCCGAAGACAAAAGAGCATCATTCATCCACTCTTCAAGTCTTTCAAGAGAATGCTTCTTGTAGTCAAAGTTCATTATTAAAGTCCTTGATTGCTTGTTCCATAATAACCTGTATCTCTTTGGAAGTCAATCCATTCAACCACTTCCAATTTGGGTCTTCCTTGTCCCAGTCCATAGTATAAGACCCATCTTCATTTTGAGTAATCTTTAAAGTATCAATCTTTTGGTTTGGGTTTGTTGCACTCATTGCAGTAATATGAATATCCGTGTTTAAATGATTTTACAACTTGATAATACTCTTTGTCTAATGGTTTTTCTTCATTACATTTAGAGCACTTTCGTAGTTCCGATGCCCGTATTGCCCCAGATACGTCTTTCTTTTTTACGCAGTTTCTTAAGGTCTTTATAGAGTTCTTTAATTTGTTGATAAGCATCTTCAGGTGAAAGTTTTCCACTAATTTCAAATCCCGCAATAAGTCCAACTTTATCTCCAAAACGTGCTAGTGCTCTTTCGTATTGAGAAAGATTTTCATACATCAGAGATTCTCCTCTTGCTCCGTAAGAATTACACAATCACTCAGAGGATATGCAACACAAAGCATAGAGAAACCCTCATTCATTTGGTCATCATCAAGGAAAGATTGTTCAGAATTATCCACTTCACCTTCCACAACCTTACCAGCACAAGCAGAGCAAGCACCAGCACGGCAACTGGAAGGAAGGTCAATACCTGCATATTCAGCAGCATCAAGAATGTATTGGTCTTCGGGACACTGGATAGTTTGTTCGGTTCCATCAGCGGAACGGAGAGTTACATTAAAAGTCATTTGTCAAGAGTATAATTACTTAGATTATAAGTTACGGGGTGAATATTGTCAATCTTTGCTTGTAGTCTGTTTTCAATTTCATACAGAGAATTTATAAGTTCTACATTCTCCTGTTCCAATTTTACGATACGTTCTTCTAACATAACAATTTTTTGAAACATAGAACTATCAGATATTGAAACTTGATACGGTTTGAGAAAATTATCAATCCACCTAAACATTAGATTACTCCTATTTCTTTAAGATATGCTTGGTATCTCATAAATCCTTGAATACGAATTGGTCTTTCTAAACTATTACAACATTCAACATAACTGTTGAATTCAAACCACGGCGTTGTTGGGTCTAGTTGGGGGAATTGGCTCTTTTGTGTGCAATTTTTTAATGAACTTAGAAAGTTCTGCAGTTTCTTCCCATTCCCAAACTGTTCCATCTTTTTGCGTATAAGTTCTTTTAGTCATATTTTTTTAAAGCATACACTATTAAAATTACCATAAACTCCTCTCAAAGTCAATTTTGTATGTTGAGAGTGAATTTTTATTGTTTCTACAAAATATGCAGTATTTTCAAATAAAATTTTTCTTGGGTCATCATTGTTTCCCCAATTAATTTGGTCTTGAGTACAACCAATATAAATTACTTTATCCCCATGTTTAAAGTTTTCCACCCACTGTGCCCTCGTAGGAAACTCCTACATCATTTAGGCTGCCTTCTTGTTTCCACTTCAAATAATATCTTGTAGCCCTAACACAATTATCTTCAGTCAATGAAGTAATAATTGGTTTGCCATCTTTATCGTAACTGCCCCAAGTTCCCCATTTCTTTTGCTTTACATAAAAGCAATCATCATAAAGTTGTTCCACTTTGAACTCCATCGACTTGAATATAAATTGTGGTTTCATCATTCCAATGACGAATGACCCCAGCACATATGAATATGTTGGTAATCAAATAAGTTGCAAACAGAATTGTTCTGATAAGTGCAATCTTATCTGCTTCTCTATTGTTTTTTCCTACTTTTTCTCCCAGTGCCTTGCACCACAGTCTCCACATTTGTTCCAGGTTTAATGAATAGTTGATAATCTTTTTGTTTCAATTTACACTTAGAGATGTATTTCTCTGCGTGATTCATATTTTGAAAATAACACTTTTTAGTGTCTTTCAATTCCTTTCCATCTTTATGTATAACAAGAATAGGAAACTGTACGTGAGGGAACTCAATCGTTTCTGATTTCTTTTTCATTTGGTTTCATCTTCTTCGATTGTTTCTTCTACTTGTTGATTTCCCTTCTCTCGTTGTGCTGCAATTTCCAGCATTTCTTCGTGAGTCAGATAAACATAACTAGTGTTTTCTTCGGGCATAGTGGTGCTCCTGGGTTCTCTCCATATTATAACACCCTTTCCCAAGAACGGGAAAGGGTGAGGGACACTTTGTGAAGTGTCTCACATCATATTTTTTTCAACTTTTTGTTTTTGTGCTAGCTCTCTATGAACATGAGCTCTATGTCTCATACCAGCACGAACTTGTGTTTTTGCATAATCAATAGAACGTTCTTTAGATGCAAGTGCTCTTTTTTGTGCTTCTTCTACTTGCTCTTGAAACTCTCTAAAAGATTTCATCTTAAACTTTTTCTTTTATTTATTAATCTCTTTGTCTCCAATCATCTGGTTTATCTCTACCTTCACTAAAGAAATCAATAATATCATCGACACTATCAAATCCACCGATACCAAATCTTTCATTGCCAGTTCCTCCAATATCAAGTTGATTTAAAAAATCATCAAGGTCTCCTTTTTGCATATTGGGATTTTCTGCGGTTCTTCTTGCTTGCCTAAGCATTGTTCCAGCAGTGCGATTTGCTTTTGCAAGTTTCTCCGACCAAATCATATCTTCCAGACTAACTTCTTCACGATGTATAATTTTTGAACAAATTGCTTCAAGACGCAAACGATACTGTGTTGAAAGCATTATAAAATCCCAGATATAGTGTTATTTATTGAACGTTTTTCTCTTCTTTCTTTTTCTTAAAATACTCTTTATAATACTTTTCTTTTAATTTTTCTATGTATTTAAAATCTTCTGCTTCGTCTAAACAATCCAAAATATAAGAAACGCCCTCTAATTCTGAGATTAGACGGGCGACAGTGATTGCTGATTGTGGATTAACGTTCCACTTATTCTTCATAATCCTCTTGATAATACCCACTCACAACTTTGTCATTCCAAGCAGTCGGCAAATTATGCTCTCTTGCTCTCATATGATTTAAACCTGAAACAGGAAGACCCTCCAAGTCTTCTTCGTGTAATACTCCATCCAGTTGACGTATTTCATTGAATGTATGCGGAAAACGAAGTGCTCCGCTATTCATTCCTTCAAGATTGCGATGAGTTCTAGACATAATGTTTGTGAATAAACACAATACTAATTATATCACTTCTTAAATTCTTTTTCAAGTTCTTTTGCAAGTTTCAATGCTCTTTTCCACATCAACCACTTCACCACTGGATTTCTCGGATTATTCAACAACCACCACTTTGTTTTTTCGTATTGAAACTTTATAATTTTAGAAACCAATAAGAAAGCATAAGCAACACTATCATCCGTTGCTACAAGGTAGAAGACAAAGATAAAAATCCCAAACCAAAGGTAATAGGATGTCATTGTTTTAAGGAATAAAGATATTCTATAAGATTTATTTTCAAATCTTCCAACTCCTCTTCGCAACCAAGTTCTTTTGCTGTCATTCGAATTTCAATATTTTTTGTATGAAGGTCTTCAAGCATCAGGTCAATTGCTTGATTTTTTGATTGGTTTGGCATTTTTATTTTCTTTTACAATAACTGGACAGGATGGGACAATCTTTTTTATTTCTTTAATGATTTCTGTTTTTTGTTGATTATTCAAACCAACCACATTTACTACATTATCAATCAATTGAATTGCTTGCGAACAAGATATAATGGTTGTTGAAAGTATCAGAGCAACCATAACCCTACTCCTAATTCTATATCTATCTAATCAGTAAATCCCAGATTGCAATCACTAGTGTCTACAATTTTCCAATCAAGGTAAAGTTCATTTAGATAATCAAGCAAAGCATCTTCATCTTTAGGAATAACTTCATCTTCATCCAGTTCAAAACTTGCTTCACAAAGTGCTGGACCATATTCTGGTGGGTCATAAAGAGTAGCAGGATAAATCTCAATTACATCTTCCACAATACCACGAACATAGATTTCATTTTCGTTTTGTTGAAAGGTTTCAATTACACTAATCATTTTTTTCTACGAGTTTCCTTTTGAATAAATTTCTTTGCGGTTTCAAGGGAATGATGAACACATATTTGTTCTCCATTATAAATGGAGATATACTTATTTTTGTGCCAGGGCACTGCTGCCCACATCCCATCACTGCTAATGTATCCGTCAGTGTTCATAAGCATTATAAAGTAAACAAACAGGCACGGCTGGACTCGAACCAGCAATAGACAACTTAGAAGGTTGGTGCATTATCCATTATGCTACGTGCCCATAAAAAAGAGAGGAACTCTCTCTTCAAATTTTACCTCGACCAATCATCAAAGTCAATATCTTCGTTTTGAATCTTATGATGAAGTTGGTAAAGGTCTTCATAATCAATCCCAAGATATTCTGCGAAACTTTCTAGGTCTTCGTGTTTATCAAGATTGACTAAATCCTTGGTTTCTTGAGTCATTTTCATTCCTCCATTCAATAGCCGTATCTTGAAATCATTTGGTCCATTCTATCCTCTCTATACTCTTCTTCTTGATTGTCCTCGATGTTATTTTCTTGGAGCTCTTCGTAGATTGTATCTGCGTCTTTATCTAGAAAAAGTTGAGTCATAGGAAGAAAAAGGGCAAAGTTTGTTCTATATATCACAGAAAAGGGAATCACCCCTCTTCTGTGTTGTTTTGTTGAAATTCTGCGTCAATTTTGTCGTAGAGTTCAACAAATGTTGCTTTCGTCTCATCATCAAAACGATTCAGACAAACTTTGAGTGCTTTGTCTTTCTTACCAAAGATAGAATATGCTTTGATAATATGAACCAGACGACGAGTAGAAATCACTTCATCAATACCACCATCAGCAAAGGTCTTACGAATAATCTCAGACCAAGTGCAGAGGTGTTTGATGAAATCGGTGTGCTCACCAATCATAGGAATATTAAGTGATTCTGCCACCTTTGTCAAGATTTTGGTTTCCACAGAAATAGTAGGATATTCCTGCTCGAAGGTAATCGGGAATCGTTCCAAGAATGCTTCATTCAGCACATTGGTGCCGATGAAACGACCATCATCAGAACCTTTACCTTTGGTGTTTGCAGTTGCAATCACATTGAATCCTGCCTTTGGAGCAACGTGCTTGCCAATCTTCTTCAGAAAGACACCTTTACCTTCCAGAACAGATTGCAGACACATAATCTTGTTAGATGCCAGGTCAATCTCATCCAGAAGAAGAATTGCACCACGTTCCATTGCTTCAACCACAGGACCATTGTGCCATACAGTTTCCCCATTCACAAGCCTAAATCCACCAATCAGGTCATCCTCATCAGTTTCAACGGTGATATTGACACGAATCAGTTCCCGATTAAGTTGGGCACAAGACTGTTCCACACCGAAAGTTTTTCCGTTGCCAGAAAGACCAGTGATGAAAGAAGGATAGAATAGACCAGACTGAATAACTTTCTTAATATCCGAAAAGTTACCAAAGCTGACGAAGGTAGCATCTTTTTTGGGAATAAGGTTTTGAATAACAGAGGTCATAGTTGCCACACCAGGAACCGTATCGGAACCTTCTGCAGCAGGAGAGTTGTAAGTTTCTTCAAGTTCTTGCACGGTTGCCTCCAGATTCCATTTACCACGACCCACCTTATATTGATTCAGATACTTGGAAAGAGTCGCATAAGTTGTATTGAGTTGCGTTGCAACTTCTTTAACGGCATCAGCACCAAACTCGGTGCCAAACTTTTCTTTCAGAATAGAGATTGCTTGGTCGGTCATAATGTTAGATTTGCTAGGCATCGGTTGGTTTGATTACTTCGTAATCATAGCAGGGATTTGGGGGGTTTGGGGTGCCTTAGGGACACCCCGCAAAGTGGTCTAGGCAATCATTTCAACAAAAGAACCCAGAAGTTTTTTGTTAGTCCTTTTCTTGCCAAGAACTTTAGTGAAGGCAGATTTGATTTGTGCCTTGGTCGCATTCTCGGGAACAGAGAACTCCTCTTCTTGTGCAAGAGAACTAGAAGCAATCACATTGAATTGGTCAAATCCAGTATTATCAAAACGAACACATTGGTTCTTTTTGTATTCTGATTTCACACTATCATAGTTGTTATAATCACCACCATACCAACGATAGCAGGTTTGAAAATCACGACTAGGAGTGATACGGAAATTGATGAGATTCACAGTTGGAAACTTATCCTTTACCGTTTGAAGAAGAACTTTCGCATAACGAGGGAAATTATCATAATTCAGGGGAGGATAAATCCGACCAGATTTACGATCACGAATTGCAGTACGATTGTACTTTGTATGACCGATATAAGAATCACTATCATACTTTTTACGTTCAACCGTCACAGAATTTTGATACCCTTCACCATCAGTCAGAAAAATAACATTGACCTTCTGCAGTTTATTCTTTGCCTGAAAATCAGGAATCAAAGAATGAAGAGCAATGATACTTTCACCAATCGGAGAACCAGACAGGTCAAGATGAGGAGGAACAGCACCAGACCGTTTCTGATAAGAATAGCAAGCAACCCAAATGTTCTTGAGTTGTTCTTCAAGAACACGATTATTGGTCTTGCTGGTGAAAAAATTCATCAGACGGAAAGAGTTTTCAGGTGCAAGAACACCAGCAACTTTTTCATAAACAGGAGGATGATTCGGTTGAAGTTCCACATAAGAATTGCAATCTACAGTAAAGGCATAAACCTCAAAAGGAATATTTACTTTACGGCAAAACCAAATGAGATTTAGAAGTTGCTTATAAGCATCCAGAATGAATTCATTCATTGAACCAGACCAGTCAAGAATAAAAATGAGACCGTGATTCTTACCATCAGGAACCACAGAGACCTTCTTAAACAGGTCTTCATTGAACTTATAGGTATGAAGTTTCTGTGTATCCAGAACACCAGTACGAGCGGTGCTAGAACGAGCATACTGGTCTGCAGATTTCTTACACTCAAACTCTTTTACAAGATAAGAAACTTCTTTTTCTGCAGACTTCTTGTAAATATTGTATTCTTTACAAGCAGCATCATAGGAATCACGAATCCAACTATTATTATTTGTATAGAACTCCTTTGCTTTACGATGAATAAACTCATTCGGAATCACCATCGTTTCAAGATTCATTTTGGGAAGTTCCACATAATGAGTTTCATGAGCATACTTATCCACAAGGTCCTGAGACTTCTCATCAAAAGAACGAGAAGTTTTGGATTTCAATTCATCTTTATTAGTTTCTCCGTGCTGATTACTTGCTTCCTGACCAAAACCACCACCATTTGGTGCTTCCAGAGACTTATTCATCTCATCACCAAAGGATTCACCATCAGTTTGAGACTGTCCCTGAGAATCTTGTTCTAGTTCAGTTTTATTCTGTCCGTCCTGATTCTCACCATCTTCAGAAGATTGCGATTGAGGAGTTTCAACTTCTTCCCCACCAGAACCAGACATTTCATCTTCACCACCAGCACTGGGCATAGAATCTACCTTCTGACGTTTGTATTGCACGAACTCGGTAATTTCACGAGCAAGTTGCAGCACTTCATCAAAGGTTTCGGTACAAGAAGCACGAGTCAGAAACTCATTTTCTTCATCACCGAAAGCAATGTTATGAAATGCACCGATCTTGAAGTACAGATTGATTCGGTCAATAAAACTCAAATCATCCAGTTTCTCATCCTTAGTGGAGAAGAAATCATCGTTGTTGAGTTCATTATAACCATTATAGAAAGTCCGAGAAAGACCAGGATACTTTTTCTTCATCAGACGTTCTACACGAACATCTTCCAGAACATTCACGAAGTCTTTAGGAACTTCAGGATATTCTTCAGTCCAGTCAATATTATCGGTATAAAGTGCGTGACCCACTTCATGACCAACAAGAAGGTCATAAACAATCGCAGATGCTTTATCCCAGGTAGGAAGAGTCAACACACGACGATCCACATCAAACATTGCAGTCGGAACTTTTTTGTGCTCGATGATAAGATTCTCAGTTGCCAGACATTTGGCAAGAGAACCCTTGACTTCTAGATTTACGGACATCTGGTTTGCTTTTGAACTTCTAGTATCATAACAGAAAAAAGGGGGCAGTTGCCCCCCAATGTTCCACCTCGAAAACCGTCCCCACCACAGAACGGGTCTTACAACTCAAAGATACAAAGTTGTGAAGACTTATTCATCATACATCAAACAATTTTAGGTGTCAAGTGTTGACAAGATATCAAAATCTACCTAAAATCACTCTGTTGGGTTTGAAGATAAATTATATCTCAGTATCTATAGGTCTTTCCCATTCAGTACCTTCTTGAACTATACCATCTCCATCACCATCCCTTGCGTCAGGGTTATAACCATCAGCAATTTTTTCTTCTAATGTTTGTTCTATAGAAACATTCTCCCAAGGAAGAGGCAATGAAATGATCGGAGGATTGTGTTGTGATGCGATTTCATTTGAAAGTCTCATTTGCAAATAATCAACATCAAGGTTACTTTCTAACCAACCAATCACAGTTTCTTTTGTTAAAGTTGAGTAATCAAAAAATTCTTCTGAACTTGGTGATGAGAGAGGATAAGAATTAGAACATTCTGCAGAATATCCATTCTCATCTTGTGCTTTTAGTCCCCAATTGATAACTTTTACTACGTTCGTCAATCCATTTTCCGATGGGGCACAATCCAATCTAGAAATACTCCAAGTATAAGTAATCATTCTTCTTTAGCACACTCCATATTTAGATTTGAGGTTATTGGATTGTGTTTCTAAACTTTCAAATCCTTTTACAGTCATCCAAGTCACCATTGAGTATCGGTTTCCTTTAGTGACTGGTTCTACACCGTGACGATAATACCTATTGGAAGGAAAACATACTAAAAGACCAGGTTCAGGACGAACACGAATATGAAGGTCTGGAAATACAAAATCTCCACCCTCAAATCCATCATTCAAATATAAGACCATTGACAAATCACGATCTACTGTCTTTCTCCAGAGTTGTGTTTGGTCTGGTGCAGTCCATACACCCTCACCATCAATATGGGGTTGGTAATGTCCTCCTACACCATAGCAAAGTAGTTGTGGAACTTCACTACTATCAACTTCAAACTGATAAAAAGGATTAATAACTTGCTTTACAATGTGATGCATCAGTTCATTGACCTGTGGAAATACAGGTTCAATGGGTGCAATTTGAGTATCTCTTGTTTTCTTATCAGTAATCCATTCAGTTCCTCGTGTCTGATTGGATTTGTCTGGGTCAAATACTGAAAGGTCTTCTGTTTTTGAAGTTTTCATATGATGAACCAATGCATCAATACCTTCTTGACTGATGACTTTTGGTGCAATCAAAATTTTTGATAATAAATTCATTAGTAATAATGTAGTTTGAAGTATTTATCCTATTGGTGTATTGGCAGTTGCTGCTAATTGACTTCTCGCTAAACTTAATGGTCCTCTTGGTGATGCTTGAACTGAATCATTAGAGAAATCTAAACGGTTTACTGTTGCTACTGTTGTTGGAGTAGATCCTCCACCAAACCAACCATAGTTAGAGTTTCCTGATGCTGCTAAATCATCGGTTGCAGCAATAAATGAAGATCTAACTGATGCTGCTACGGAATCATTAGAGAAATTTATACGGTCTATTCTTGTGGATCTTGTTGCTATAACAATCCCACCACCAAACCATCCATAATCATAGTTTCCTGTTGCTGCTAAAGATCTTCTTCCTTGAGATAAACTGCCTCTAGTTGATAATGAATTTACATCATTTGAAAAATCCAAACGATTAACACCATTACTAGCAAACCAACCATAATTAAAGTTTCCAACTGCTGCTTCATTAACTTGAATTAATGGACTTGAATTTCTAATATTTATTCTTGTATCATTAGAAAAATTAATTCTATCTATTCTTGATATAGTTGACGGAGTTGATCCAGGATTAAGACCACCAGCAAACCAACCATAATTAGAATTGCTTACTGCTGCAGTTACGGCTCTTTCTATAGTTAATGGACTTCTCACAGATGCAGTTACAGAATCATTAGAGAAATTTATACGTTCCACTGTTGATACTGGTGTTGGTACAGCAGTTCTTCCACCACCAATCCAACCATAGTTAGAGTTTCCTGTTGCTGCTAAATATCCTCTTCCCGCAGTCAATGAACCTCTAGGTGATGCTGTCGCAGAATCATTAGAGAAATCTATACGATCTACTACTGCTGAAAATGTTGGAGATATAAAACCACCACCAAACCAGCCATAAGTTCCAGTTTTTGGAATAGTAGTACTGCGAGATCTTGCCTGTCCTGATGTTGCCCCCCCACTACCTTTTGCTGAACTTAATGGACCTCTTATATTTGCAGTTCCAGTATCATTTGAGAAATCTATACGATCTACTGATGATAATGGTGTTGTCTCTCCTGTTTTACCACCAAACCATCCATAGTTAGAGTTTCCTGTTGCTGTTAAATTATATCTTTCTTGACTCAATGGACCTCTCACTGATGCTGTTGCAGAATCATTGGAAAAATCTATACGGTCTACTATTGATGCTTGAGGTGCTGGAGTATAACCACCACCAAACCAACCATAATTAGAGTTTCCTGTTGCTGCCATTCGACTTCTTTCTGAACTTAATGGACCTCTAACGGATGCTGTTGAGGAATCATTGGAAAAATCTATACGGTCTACTACTGATACTGGTCCAGGAGCACCACCACCAAACCAACCATAGTTAGAGTTTCCTGTTGCTGCTAAAGAATCTTTTGCTAAACTTAATGAACCTCTTGCGGATGCCGTTGAAGAATCATTAGAGAAATCTATACGATCTACTACTGATGAAAATGTTGGAGATGTACTACCACCAAACCAACCATAGTTAGAGTTTCCTGTTGCTGCTAATCTATGTCTTGTTGAACTTAATGGACCTCTAACGGATGCTGTTGAGGAATCATTAGAAAAATCTATACGGTCTACTGTTGATACTGCTGGAGATGCCTCAGGAGCACCACCACCGAACCAACCATAATTAGAGTTTCCTGTTGCTGCTAATCTATGTCTTGTTGAACTTAATGGACCTCTAACGGATGCTGTTGAGGAATCATTAGAAAAATCTATACGGTCTACTGTTGATACTATTGCTGGTCCTGTGGTATAACCACCACCAAACCATCCGTGAGTTTGATTACTACTCCATGTTGTATTTGTAACAGTAGTATCAGTCACTAACATTACCAAACCAGTTGTGGTAATACCAGCAATCACAGAACCAACATAACCAGTAGTTGCATAAGAAACTGTTGTAGTTCCTGCAAATCCTGTGACTACAAAATTTCCATTATATCCAGTATATGCAACACCAGCAGCATCTGCAAGACCAGAAACTGCAATCTTTACACCAGTATAAAAAGGTGTAGTAGAAAGACCAGCAGTAGTAGAAAGAGTCAGAGTTGCAATACCAGCAGTAGTATCTAAAGTTCCACTTACAACTGTAATACCAGCACCAGCAGCAGTAGAATTAATATCTACAGCAGAAACCGTAACTGGATTTGATACATTTAGAAAAAATCCATCAAGACCAAATACGTCTCCTGCTGGCATCTACTTTCTCCTTATTGATTTCTGGATTCTAAAAGTTGCTGATGTTGTTCGGTTCCAGGTGCAAGCAAACCAAGGTCAGTATTTGTAACTTCTTCAATACCACGGAGAACTTTTTCCTGTAAGGTATTTAGGAATCTATCGGGGTCATTAATCGCATCGGCAAGTGAACCATAACCATTCTTGATTCTGTTTGTATCATCACTCACAAGAGTAGGTGCAGTTCCTCTTCTCATTGAGTGAAGATTACCGATACTAATACCAGTCTTGGAACTTACCATTTCATCCAGAGATTGCTCTGCAAAACGACGTTCCCAATAAACGTGGTCTTCTGCCTCAAACTGTTCTTTAGTAACTGTCTTGCCACCATTCAGTTCAATCAAACGATTAATAATCTTATCAAAGAAATTCATCTGCTGAATGCGGTCACGAATCTCCAACTCACAAGACTTCAGATAGTTTTGAGTTGAAATTGAATCTAAATCGTGCCAATAAAGTTTTGTGGAACCACCATTTGGTCCTGAAGTATGCCACTCTACAGGTTCATCAGTATTCTTACCTTTCCAACGATACTCAAACTCACGAACCTTCTCTTTCATCTCAATCAGTTTCTGCATATATCCTTCGGCAAGAATACGACGATTCTTAATTGCTGCCTGGAATGCTGCAGGAACTGTGTATTGCTCTAGAAGAAAGAACTTTTCAATCTGGAAATTGGTTCTACCTTGTGCCAGTTCTTTATCTGCTTCTTCCCAACGAAGTACTTCTTGAAATGCCTGTTGTAAATATTCTTCGTTACTTACTGCTTCCTCTGGGGAAATAATTTGCAGTTGGTTACAATTTTCAGTCATAGTGTTTTTACTAAATGGTTCTAATGTTTGTTTCCAAACGTTTGCAATTTTTTTCCAATCATAAGTTTCAGTAGCATAATGTGAAACAGATTGTGAAATTTGGTCGTAGTATTGCCTATCAGTATCAAAGAAATATAATGCAGATTTGCAGGCATCTATAAAGTTATTTAGGAAGTTGTCTGTAACTTGATAACCTTTTGTAGTTCTGATTCCTTCCATTGGAACAATATTTGCAATCTCATTAGAAACTTCTGGAAGTGCTCCAATATCAGTCAGAATTGGAAAACATCCACAAGACATTGCTTCTGCAAGAGAAACGCAGAATGTTTCTTCCCATATATTGGGATGAATAAAGAATGCAGCATCTTGTAGGTGCCATATCAGTTCTGCTTGGTCTACTGCTGGTGAGTAGATTACATTTGGAAATGATTTGATATACTCATAAAGTTCTGTATATGGGTCTTCTTCAATGTCATAAAGATTCATCGCAGAGAAAATCTTAAATGTTGCCTCTGGAATATGAGGAATGATTTGTGCTAATACTTCAAGACCTTTATATGGTATAGAAGTATAAATGAATGTCTTTGATTTTTTGCTGGAGTATGTGAATTGTTTTGATACACCTGTTGGAATTGTGACGATTTTATCTTCGGGAATGTGATGATACTTAATGAATTGTTCTCTACACCAGTTAGATGGAGAGACAATTAAATCACAAATTGAAAAATCAAAGTTAAGATAAACTGGTTGGTCGTAAGAATGCTGCGACCATAAGATTTTTATTGGTTTATTTGATTGTTGAAGTTCTTGTGGTAAATGAGAAACTATAATGTTTTCTGGAAACTTATAATATTCTTCAAGAAAAAAATAAGAACTTTCACTTGCTCCTGATTTCATAAATTACCTTGTTGTGTTGGAGGTTGCATCTAAATTATCTCTTGCCAAAGTTAATGGATTTCTTATTGCTATTGTTGCTAAATCATTCGAGAAATCTATACGGTCTACTGTTGATATACGTGTTGGAGTAGAACCACCACCAAACCAACCATAGTTAGAGTTTCCTGTTGCTCCCATTCTACCTTTTGCGAGAGATAATGTTGCTCTTCTCAATGGAACTGCTAAATCATTTGCAAAATCTATACGGTCTACAACTGACGTATGACTTGGAGACCCACCACCAAACCAACCATAGTTAGAGTTTCCTGTTGCTGCGTCATTAAATCGTGATTCTAAAAATGAACCTCTTGGTGATGGTGATGTTAAATCATTTGAAAAATTAATACGCCGCACAACAACAGAAAGTCCCCCACCAAACCAACCATAGTTAGAGTTTCCTGTTGCTGATAAACCAGGAGCTGCAGCAGGAAATGCAGTTCTTACCGATGCTGTTGCTAAATCATTCGAGAAATCTATACGGTCTACTCTACCTATTGGAGAATCTCCACCACCAAACCAACCATAGTTAGAATTTCCTGTTGCTGCTAAAAGATCTCTTGCTAAACTCAATGAACCTCTTTGTGATGCTGTGGGAGAATCATTTGAAAAATCTATACGTTCTACTGTAGATTTTGATCCTGGACCACCACCACCAAACCAACCATAATTAGAGTTTCCTGTTGCTGCCATATAATATCTGGATGCATTCAATGAACCTCTTAGTGATGCTGCTGATAAATCATTCGAGAAATTTATGCGGTCTATTGTTGATACTGCTGGTAATAATCCACCACCAAACCAACCAAAATTCCCTGCTTTTTGTCTGCGAATATTGAGAACTCCTGAGGTTGCTGCTAAATTACCTCTTGCAGTAAATAATAAACCTCTTGGTGATGCTGATAATAAGTCATTTGAAAAATCAATACGATCCACTGTTGATACAAATGCTGGAGATTCTGCACCACCAAACCAACCATAATTAGAGTTTCCTGTTGCTGCCATAGTTGCTTTTGCCGACACCAATGAACCTCTTACAGATGCAGTTACAGAATCATTAGAGAAATCTATACGGTCTACTGTTGCTACTGATGCTGGACCAGGAATGAGACCTCCACCAAACCAACCATAGTTAGAGTTTCCTACTGCTGAAGATTTTTGTCTTGCCAAACTTAATGGACTTCTTGGTGTTAATATTGCAAAATCATTTGAAAAATCTATGCGATCTACTGTCGAATAAACTGTAGGTGCAATATATCCACCACCAAACCAACCATAGTTAGAATTTCCTACCGATGATAATCTTTCTCTTGCCAAACTTAACGAACCTCTTGGTGATGCTGTTGCAGAATCATTTGAGAAATCTATACGGTCTACTGTTGATACTACTGCTGGAGTTGTAATAGACCCACCACCAAACCAAGCATAATTAGAGTTTCCAGTTGATGCTAAATCTGCTTTTGCCAGATTTAATGAACCTTTTGTCGATGCTGTTACAGAATCATTAGAGAAATCTATACGATTAACCGTTGATACTGAAGGAAATCCACCACCAAACCAACCATAGTTAGAGTTTCCTGTTGCTGATAAACTTCGGTTTATTGAACTTAATGAACCTCTAGACTGTGCTGTTACAGAATCATTAGAGAAGTCTATACGATCTACTGATGATACATTTCCTGGTGTAATAAGTCCACCACCAAACCATCCATAATTCGCAACGGATTCTTTATTCAACCAATCACCAGTCAGTCGTCCACTACGAACTTCTCCAAGTGTAAATGCTCCAAATATATTGTTATTATTGATTGTCATTTACTTAGATAAACAAACTGATTGGTGGTTTTGCCTTTCTCCAAAATTCCATACCAGAATACTTATTCAATACATAATCACTCAAAACTTCTTCAGGTCTTTTAGAAGTTTTTTTCACTTGCTTACGAACTTCGTGCATATCACTTAGTCCGTAAATATCATTATCTCTCTCACGGTATTTATGACTTACATTACCAAAGTCGTGTTTGTATTCGGGAATCTCTAAGAACTTATAAACCTTGTGCATCGTTTCTTCTGGACAATTTACCAAGTCATTATACTCAATCATATGCATATATTTCTCACAACCCTTTCTGAACCCCTCTCCAAAGGCATATAAAGACTGGTCTACAATGCCTTCAGGACACATTAGATAATCACAACGATTGTCGTCTGTGAGTGTATATCCTTTATCTTTCAGTGCCTTATCAACAAATGATACTTGATTGGAATTGCGATGAATCATTTGAATAAAAGATGCAAGAATCTCTACTACATCTCTTACAGGACACAGAATCTTTGGAGTTTTTGTGATGTATTCTTGTAGTCGGTCAACGTTATTAGGCCAAGCACGGCATTTATCCACTACGATTGGTTTATCAATATCATCATAATAATTATCAATCACACTTGAAATAATCTTATGATGCTGTGCTGGTTTTGGATATGCAAGTGCCTGCTCCGACCCTTCAAAATATTGCTCTGTATAGTACATAATCTCCAACACAGGAGAAATTGCACCGCAGTGAATGTCTGGATTTTGATTTAGAATTGCAGAAAGTAATGTAGAACCAGAACGAGGTAATCCACTTTCAAAAAAATAAGTCTTATGCATTATTAAAGAAGAACAATTGAACTAATCTACCATTTTCTAAACTATCTCCAAAGTTTGCTCCGTGTGAGTGCCAGAGTTTTGGGTCAAAGATGACTGCTCTATT